ATCCCACTAAGCACAGAGCAAAGAAAAGTGTACGTGCAGATGCAAGAGTTTGCTTTAGCGATGTTGGAGCGTGGAGAATTGTCTACAACGCAGTCTGTCTTGACGCAGATCATGCGCCTACAACAAATATGCTGTGGCTTTCTTCAACCAGACGAGGGTGACATACAAGAAATCAAAAATAGTCGCATTGAAGAGTTGCTTAACGTGGCTGAAGAGACTCAAGGCAAAGTCATTATCTGGGCAACGTGGTCCTACGACATACGCCGCATAGAGGACGCGCTACGCAAGCGGTACGGCAACGACAGCGTAGCATCCTACTATGGCGAAACCGACCAAGATGATCGACAGGATATCGTAGAGCGTTTTCAAAACCCTTCCTCCAATTTACGTTTCTTCGTGGGACAACCCCGAACAGGGGGTTATGGCATCACACTTACAGAAGCCAACACCGTTGTTTATTTCAGCAACAGCTATGACCTTGAGATTAGGCTTCAGTCAGAGGATCGTGCACACCGAATAGGCCAGCAGAAGAGCGTGACCTATATTGATTTTGTGTGCCCTGACACCATTGATGAAAAGATCTTACAGGCGCTACGTGACAAAATTAATCTTGCAGGCACTGTTTTGCGAGAAGATGTTGCGGGGTGGTTAGCCTAAGCTACCAATACCCCCGCGAATCATCTGAGAAGCCTCGTCCTCTGGAAATAACGCGGCGTATTGCATGCGCTGTTGAGGGTTGGGTCGAGCTTGTTGTGGTGCCCCTTGTATCTGTGGCAACGGTGGTAGCTGGACCAAAGGCTCGCGTGTCGGCGGTGGAGGAGCCGGTACAGGTTCTTCTTCAATAACGGGTGCTGTTACAGCCTGCTCTATGTCTTCTTCAAGTTCCCGAGCCGTGGCCGCACCGCCGCGACGAGTGACATCCAAACCTTTTTTCTTGAAATAATCAGTCACCCGATTAACTAAGTTGAGCTTTTCTTTTTCAGAAGCAGGCTTCTTAAGATACATAGCCAACAGTTTTGGATCTCGAATTAAGTCCAGCATTACATCCATTTGCAGAGCCAAAGGTATGTTGGCGAATACCTCGCGCATGGCTTTAGAACCAGCACCTGCGGCAACCAGCGACTGGTTTCCACCACCCAATATATCTGAACCCATCGTACCTAGCTTGGCACCAGAGATACGTAAGAAAAGGTCAAATACAGGGCCTGAGTTTTCGGCTAACTGATCGATCGTACCCGCGTTAAGACCTGCTTCGTATTTGATCATTTCGCGAAGCATAGAATCTAAATTTTTAGCCTCTACATCGGACATCAAGCCTTTGTTTTTCATATAGTCAAGCAGACTTACGCCATCTGTACCTGTGCCTCGAATAGGGTCGGTAAGACTTTCCCACATGGCGGATGGACTAAATCGTGTGCCAGTCGAACCACCTTTAGTCATTACCCATTCTAAAATTGCACCTTGCAACGCCTTTTTTGCACCGGATTGCTCTGCTTCCGGCGCTCGCATAGCTACACGGGTCAAATTATCTAACGATTTAAGTGGCGCTCGATTACCCGCAGACAAAGCTTGAGATACGGCAAAGACGGGGCTTTCGGCGTTCTCGCCTAACAAGTTTTGAAAGTTTACTTGGCGACGAATTTTAGCTTCTTTTTGCTTGTTGTAAGTTGCAGTACGGTTCAACAAAACTTGCGCTGTGTTTAAATTTTCCAAATCGCTACGAAGCGCAGGGAACATGTCGAGTAACTCTGAATGGTCTCTTATCCAGTCGTACAAAGCTTTTTCGTTTATCTTTCCTGTCGCAGTAGGGTCAAGGGCCTTGGCCCGTGCACTACGAAGCATGGCTTCATACACCGTATCGATGTTAGCCATCGTTTGTTCAGCGCCTTCTAGCCCCTCATCTGCCGCAAATTGAGCTACCTTTTGTAGGTCGCGAATACGCATCAAAGTGGGGTCTGCCCCGCCTCGAAGTAGACGGTCCATCAATGTTTCTACGGGAATCCGTTCAGCACCCGTTCGTTGCGTAGCAAGAACATCCCCGGTAAAAGCTCTAGTGTAGACATCGTTCAAAGCTTTAGAAAACTCTCTTGCCGCAGTGTATGCCTGAGAGATGGACTCATCTGGAATACGTTGTAGATCCTCCAGTATGGCTTCTGCAAACTCTCCAGCTATTCGAGCAGAGTTGTTTTTACCTTGTGACCGTAAGGTACGAGCGAGTTCTGTCGCTACACTGCGCATGTCTACCAATTCTGTAGAAGACAGTGTCGCACCCATCATAGTCTCAAAGCCTTGCGACTCTTCTGCTTTACGGTTTACGAATTTGTTTAAAGGCGCGAGGTCCGCGATTATTAGTTCCTGTTTTTCTGGCGTGCTAGGAAGTCGTGACCATACATCTATAAAGGCCGGACGCTCTGCGCCAAACATGTCAATGGTATACTCAGGAATGGCCTCCCAAAGCTGTGTTTCTTGATCACGTGCTTTTCTTAACTCTGCTGACGCAATGTCATACAAAGCCTGACCAAGCTCTGCATTTGATCGCTCATCTTCGCCACCCACTCGACGGTAAGCCTCTAAAAGGTTTTCTGTTCGAGTAGAAAGCCGTTCGGTCAAACCTGCGTTAAATAAGTCATTAAGTGTTTGAGCAGAAGCTTCAAGAGCCTCTCGATCGCCCGACTGAGACATCAATAAAACTTGTGCTCGAATAGACTCAATGGCGGATTCTGCCGCCGCCGCACGATCCGCACCTAAACGAGGTGCGATATTTTCAAGGTATTTTTCAATAGCCAGCAACGTGGGACTTCCGGCTTTTGCACCGGCTGTTAACTCGATAGGATTACCGGCTTCATCACGTAAAGCGCGGCCCGTGGCCTCTAGTTGCTCAATGATGAAGTCAACATCTTCGCCACTGCCCTCTAACAACAAGCGAAGACGATCTGTGGCCTTTTGCAATCGTTTTTCTTTAACACCTGACACAACAGCGCGTATGCCACCTTGATCAAACCGTCTTTTCACATCTCTGAAAAAAGGACCGATCTGATCGTAATTTTTAAAAAGGGATATGCCACCCCGAACTACTGAGGGAAGTACTAAACCGGGAGCAATACCACCGACTGTTTCTGAAACAAGTCGTGGTATGGTCTCACCTTCATATTTTTCTTCAGCAAATCCCGCACCTACTGTAGCGCCTGCACCAAATCCTGCTTCCGCTGTAGCGGTAAGTAGTGGGTTTTTTCGAGCTTCTTCGGCTGTTTTAGACAGCATTCTTTCAGAGCCACGAATAAAACGAAGTTTACGAGTACCTTGACCACCGGTTCGTAAAGCCTCCTGCATTGCAGGTGAAGTAATGGCCTGCATCGCCGCTTGGTCACCGCGATAAGCTTTAGAGGCTAAAGGCACAACCTCGTCGTTCATCTTCGCTAGATTGTCTAAATACTGCGCGGCCCCGAAATTTACATTTTTGGAAATCGCCCAAGGCGTAGCAAAAAAACCTGCAACGGTCGCCGCAGTTTTACCCATTTCCTCGTCAGCCGCAGTACCGGGAAGAATAAGGTCTTCTTCGCCCATTAACTTTTCTTGAAAATAATCTACAGCACCCTGACCGCCAATAGCCCCAACCAAAGTAGTCACAATAGGCACGCCAAATTTAAGCGCAATAGTGGGTGGAGTAACGGGTGGTACGCCTGCGGTCATTGCGGTACCTAATTTTGCCCCAGCAACAGCCCCACCAAAAGCACCTACCTGACGTGGCGTTTCTTTTTTAAACCCTTCTCCAAAAGATCCTTCTCGAATAGGTTTGCCATCAGGGTTTACAAGAAACGATCGGATAATATCTACGTCACTAAGTGCCCGTTGATCTGGCGTGAGTTCAGCAGTACCTTCCGTTAATTCGAAAACAGTAGCGGTTCCGTTACGCAGGCGAGCATAACCGCCCGTAAAATACTCCGGTTGCTCTTCTTCCAAAGCCGCCGCAATCTCCTGAGCTAAAACAGGTATAGCCTTGTTTGACCCGCCCAATTCCCTTACAAAAGCATCTAATTCGTCTTGCGACAAAGTAATGGGCGTAGGACCTGACAAGATGTCATCGTCATCATCTACCATTAGTTTTTCCTTAAGGCACCGCGTAAGGCATTAACTACGCCTTCTTGATTAGCACTGGTGCTATATTGATCCGGAACTGTTTGCAAAAGTGACAACAGGCGACGTAGCTCACGGTTGTTAGCTTCAATGTCTGGAATTAGATCGGATGAAACGCCACCAGCCATTTCAGAAAGGTTGCGATACAACTGACCTTTTGCAAGACGTTTCAGTTCGATTAGCTTGTTAGCCTCTGATTCAGGATCTCTTAAAATAGCATCTGGGTCCGGGAACAATTCCGCTACATTTTCCATTTCAGCAACAGGGAATCGTGGGTTTACAACAAGTGCAGAACGCCCTAACACACGTATTCCACGCAAAGCTTGTCGTGCGGATTGTGTTTCTAAATCGCTTGTGAAGGGTATGCCAAAGCCGCCTAGCGTATTTGTTACAAAAGCAGAAAACGCCGCGAAAGGACCGGTTCCTTCTAATGCCGCTTGCATAGCATCTTCTGTGGTTATGTTCAGCAGTGAATTTAAATCAGCTTGCTCCTGTGCGGTTAACGCTACCGCATTAACCGTACCGTCATCATTACGTGATCCGCCCTTAGCGTTGTTTGAAATTACAGCAGTATTAAACTCTTCTTCAGTAGCATCTGGTGCGACACCTAAAGCTTCACGAAGTTCCATAGCCGCTTTCTTACGCTTGTTCAGCGTAGTAATGACTTGATATGTAATGGTGTCACTTAATGGAGCGGCACCCGCAGGCATGGGCACCGTATTACCATCATCATCTTGATACGTACGACCACCATCGAAGCTTAAGTAATTATCACCGTTAATTAGGTAAGCTTGTGCAGTTTTTGCACCGGGGTCCGTGGCGATTGTATTAATGCTAAATACATCACCGGTCGTGGACGCCGCATTAGCGGTAGACGCCTTATTAACAGCCTCTTGACCTTCTGGTGTGTTTATATCAACAAACTCACGTGTGTTGGTTTCAAGGTTAGTCAAAACTCTGAAGTTAGCCTTACCACTGTCCGCCGTTGGCTTTTCATACGGCATAGCACCATCATCTAGCGCTTTTTGGTAATCAGAAAACCCGGCTTGAGTATCAATATTAAAAGCCTTTACTCCACCTTCCGGCATCGTTAAAAGCTTTGCCTCAGACTGAAAAGACGTTGGATCTAAAAGATCCTTTGCCAGAGTCGCACCAATGGTCTGTTTGAAGTCTTGCGCCCCTTGCGCTTGTTTCATAGCTGTTTCTAAGGCCGTAGCTTTAAGCGCTCGATCTGTCGCACGACGCTCCGCCTCCCGTGCACTAATTTGTGCAGGTAGCTGAGATGCCGCCGCCGCAAGCTGAGATGCAAAAGGTTGACCCGCAACACTTTGACCACTTCTAGGATCAACGCCTGCCGCTAAATTCAAACCCGCTTGTGCAATATCAAAAAAGGTATCGGCGCGTCTAGCTTGCCGTGCCTCCTCATCGTCACCCAATATTTTTTGGTACATGGGTAACAAGGATTCATAGTAACCCGCAACGGTCTCTGCGCTAGGTGGTTTGGCTAGGCTACCAAACGTTTCCATGATGGTGTTTATACCAGCTATACCAGCGGGAACCGTGCCTGAATCGTCAGATCCTTTAGCTAAGTGAGCAACGGCCCCGCCTTGGTTAAAATTTTGTGGAGCAGGAGCCTCCGAAGCCCCTGCCATCATCAAACTACCTACGCCTTGACCCATATCAGTGCCGCCCATGTCAACGTCACCAACCATTTGTTGCATCAATTGTGCAATGCCCGTGCCCATTGCGCCTTCTTCAGTCATCATGATGGTGGGCTGTACAAGTGCAAGGACTGTTTCAGGCGTCTGACGTGCATCTGCCTCACCTACAAACCCGGCAAGCTCTTGGTAACGTGCCTCTAGCGGTTGCTCGTTGCCTCGAATGGCGTCAATGACCTCTTTGGGTGACTCTGCTTGGTCAAGAGACTGCATGGTGCCTTCAAGATATTGTTGACCAATTTGGGCACCTGCCGCTTCTGCCTGATCAACGGCCATCATGGTCTCGTCAGGCATCATCTGCGCTGGACCGCCCATCTGCCTAAATAATGGTCTGTCTAAGGTGTTCATTAAAATAGCCCCTGTACGCCTTTTGCGGCACTTAATCCTGCAATACCTAACCCAGCAATTTGTTGTGCAACACTAGGATCTGGACTTTGTGTCATGGTTGTAACGGATTGAGAAGAAGGTGTGCCACGATAAATGTCACTCAAAAACGAATATTGTTGGTATGGGAACTGTTGTCGTTGCAAGTTACTTTGCCGTTGAGCATCCAAAATAGCTTGTTGCAAGACTTGCTCCTGACCACCAAGTGCCGTGAGCCGTTGTATGTCAGTACCCTGTAGTTGTTGACCTAACTGACCCAATTGGGCTTGTTGTTGACCTATGGAAGCTAGTTGCTGTCCTGTTCTTGCGCCTTGTCCAGCCAACTGTCCGAACTGCTGTCCAAACTGACCACTAGCCTGACCCAGTGCAATCATCTGGTTTACATCCTGCTGACCAAGCTGTCCAAACTGTAGCCCAAGGTTGCTAAGATCCTGAGCGGCTTGACGACCTAACTGGGCACCTTGCATACCTAACTGAGCACCTTGTAAGCCCATCTGACCCGCTTGCTGTGCTCCAGCAAGGCCTAAACGACCTAACTGTTGTGCCGTAGCCGCTTGCTGTGCGGCGCTTTGCAAACCAAGTGTTCCGGCTTGTTGACCTGTTTGTGCCTCTAGACCACGCGCTTGTAGACCAAGTGCGGCGGCTTGTTGCGCGGCGGCTTGTTGTGCCTGTGCACCACGTAACCCAAATTGGCCTGCTTGCTGTGCGGCAGAAAGGCCCATTTGACCTGCTTGCTGTGCGGCGGCTTGTTGTTGCTGTGCGGCAGACATACCCGCTTGTAGGCCTCGTTGTTGAGCCGACAACCCAAGTTGTGTCCCTTGTAAGCCCAAGGCCCCCGCCTGTTGACCGGCCTGCTGTGCGCGTTGCGCGGCAGTTAAACCAAACTGACCGGCTTGTTGCGCGGCAGTTAAACCAAATTGTGCGGCTTGTTGCTCTGCGGCTTGACGTTGTTGCGCCGCTCGCATTCCTGCCTGTAACGCTTGTTGCTCTGCCGCAAGACCCAACTGAGCACCTTGTAAACCAAGAATACCGCCTTGTTGTGCCGCTTGACGTTGAGCTTGCGCCGCCGATAAGGCTGTTTGAGCACGTTGCTGTTCAGCAGACAAGCCTAGCTGGCCGGCCCGTAGTCCAAGTGCACCCGCCTGCTGTGCCGCTTGTTGCGCCTGCTGTGCCGCTGTCAAATCAAACACTCCGGCCTGTTGTGCCGCACCAATACCTAGTTGTGCCGCTCGTTGTGCCGCCTGTTGTTGCTGTTGTGCCGCTGTCAGCCCTAATACGCCCGCTTGTTGTGCGGTTTGTGCGCCAAGACCGGCGGCTTGTAAACCTAATCGTGCGGCCTGCTCCTGAGCACGTGCGGCCTGTTGAGTTCCTGCAAGACCCGCTTGCGCCGCTTGTTGTGCGGCAGATGCACGAAGTTGAGACCCTTGAAGTCCTAAGCCAGCCGCTTGTAACGCCGCTTGTTGCTCACGACCAGCTACATCCATGCCTAAACCAGCCGCCTGTTGTTGTGCTTGAAGAGCGGATGCAATGCCTTGCTGACCTAACTGACCTGCAAGTTGAGCACCTTGCTGTTGTCGTCTACGAGCCGCTTCAAAGGCCGCTTGCGCTTGTTGGGCCGCTTGACCGAAACCTGCTTGTCGCATTTGAGCCGCTGTCCGCGCCTGTTGCTCCAACACATTTCGTTGAAGCTCTTGCTCTGCAACCGCTTGACGTGATCCACCAAAGGCACCACGACCTACGGCCTGTGCACGTAAACCTTGACCGGCAATATCACCTTCACGTCGGATATCTTGTAAAGCTTGCTGTACAGCCGCTTGTTCAAAAGGATTGAAAAAAGCACCCACTTGACTGCCGGGATCAAATTGAGCGGCACTGCCTCGAAGCCCTCTTTGAGCTTGACGAGCTTGTTGCAAAGCATCTTGTCCCAAAGCACCAAAGCCTGCGGCCCCTTGAGCCGCAACATCTCGCGCTGTGCCTAAAGCGCCCGCCAAACCAGCTTGGCCCGCACCAATTTGTCCAGAAGCGTCTCGCACAGCCTGTGAAAGATCTGTTCGGGCCATGCCACCAATTTGCTGGGCACGTGATGCAAGGTCCGTGAGGCCTCCACGACCTAACGTAGCCTCAAGAGAGGCTCTTTGAGCTGCTTGCTGTAATTCAGGTATCGCACCTTGTGCCGCCTGTGCCGCTTGTTGTCCCGCAGACAAAATGCCTGTCTGTCCAGCACCGGCTTGTCCCAACAGGCGTTGAGCCGCTGTTTGAGCCGCTTGACTGGCTTGACTTGCACCACCAAAGAGGCCCCGTTGAGCCGCTTCAGTTTGACTTGCAATACCCGCTTGTTGTTGACCAAGTCCTAAATCAGCACGTTGAGCCGCAAGATTTGCGGCTTGCGCCCCACCAACTAAGCCTGCTTGTGCCGCCGCCGCTTGTTGGGCCGCTTGGTTAGCGCGAGCGGCTAGTCTGTCCTGACCTACTTGAGCTTGTCGAGCGGCTTCAACCGCCGCACCAGTGAGTCCAGCCCGTGCAAGTCCTGCTTCGCCTCGTAAAGCCGCCGCCGCTTGCTGTGCTTCAGTGCCTGCTTGTTGGGCACCTTCAAAAATTTCTTCTTGTGCCGCCCCCGTTTGTCGAGCGGCTTCAGCTTCTGTTCGAGAAAAATCAGCTTGTCCTAAACGAGCCTGTCGAGCCGCTTCACCTGCCGCACCAAACAAATCAGCACGTGCTTGCCCTGCCGCACCCGTAAGACCCGCTTGTGCTAATCGCGCTTGCTGTGCCGCCGCTTGGCCTGCGCCTAAAATACCTGTAGCACCGCGACCTGCCTCAGTCAACGCACCTTGGGCCGCGCCACCTAAAATACCTTGTGCCCTAGCCGCTTCGTCTGCCGCTACTTGACCGGCGGCACCTAAACCTTGTTGACCTAATTGCGTAGCCGCTTGAGTTTGCTGTGCTGTACGAGCTAAATCTTGACGACCAATGTCAGTGGCATCAAAACCCAACGCCGTGGCTTGTCGAATACCTTGTTCTGCCGCTTGACGATAAGTCTCAGGTGTCAGTCGTTGCGCCGCCGCTTGTTGAGCCGCTTGTTGTAAAACATCTTGCCCTGCACGGGTGGCACCAAATGCTTCTTGTAATCCACCCAGTCCTACGTCTTGAGCCGCCATGGCACCTTGGCGCGTAAGATCTGTAGCGCTTTGCAAGAAAGGTTGGAAGGTGCCGATGCCTTGTTGAGCTAATTGAGCCGCCTGCTGTTGCATGGGCGAAAGGCCCGCAACTTGGAAAGCTGGTGGCATCCCTTGTGCAACAGGTTGACCTGTTACAGGGTCAACACCTGTAATTTGTCCGCTTATAAACCGCTGTACATCCTGAAGCAAACCAAGGCGGTACGCCTCGATCTCAGGGTTTTCTTGTACTATCTGACGTGTTGTTTCAACTGCCACGGATAGCACCTCCTTCAAAGCGGTTCATTATTTCATACATTCGTCGCATGCCCGCTTCTCTATCACCGTTGCCTGCGCCTCTTACAGCGCGTGCTGTCATGACAAACTCACCATCACTTAACATAGCAGGGATATCATCTGAAGTTTCTGTGCCGGGGCCAGATATAGCGCCGTTCATTCTTGGAAACGCTACATCGCCGCCGTTTGCGGCATATCGGAAGACACCGGGTGCATACATAGCTCTGTTCTGCTCTAAAAGGCTTAGTCCTGTGGCACCACCGTAGGGGTCATACAAAGGTTGCATTTCAGGGGTTTCAAAGCCACCTGCGGCACCCATCAGACCTGTAATTCCAATCGCGGCAGGAGCATAAGTGCGCATAAAACCTGCTTCTGCAACGCTTCTACCAGCGTTTTCTAACAAAGTAGCGGCTTCTTTTTCTAACAACTCTTGGCCCGCTTCTCCTAAATATTTTGTAGGGTTAGCGTCACGTAATCTAGTCATCAAATTGTTTATGTCCGTAGGCATAAACAATTCTCGCAAATTGCTACCAAAGTCACTAAGACTTTCGGGTCGGAAAATATTGCCAAACGTTTCCCCAAGACTTTGTCCTGCTGTTCCGACAAGGTCCGCAGAAGCTTGCGTTCCGACTTGAGCGCCCGTTTGACTAGCCGCTTGTGCTTGCATTTCAGGAGTAACGCCTAAATCGGCTAATTGCGCTTGGCTTGCACCTGTCAGAGTTGGATCAACACCTACAGACTGTAATTGCTGTGAACTTTGTGCCGCTTGTGCCGCAAAATCAGTCCCAGTCGGAGCTGGAGCGGGTGCAGTTCCTAATGGATCTACTAAAGCAGAGGTGTCTAATGCAGAAGTTCCTCCGGGGGGTAAGGCACCTGAAGGTGGTGTAGTAGCAGGTGTAGCTCCTACGTTTTGTGCAACTACATCAGAGGTAACTGTTGAACCACCTGTAAGATTTGGATTAATTTCAAAAGGGTTTTCTCCGGGGCCGATGTTTTCTGCACCCGTAATCTTGCCGCCAATGTAACCCGCCGCTCCACCAATGGTGGCGGCTTTTAACACATCTTTTAAATTTCCGCCTTGTATAGCTGTGCCTAAACCAGAGCCAATTGCGCCTTGAAGGACAGTGCCCATGCCCGGAAACACAGCATTTAAAGCAAAAGGTAGTACGACAGGCGCAATCTTTTTGAAAACCTTTACTACTTTTTTTACTGCTTTCTTAACACTTTTAAAAAGTTTTTTGATAAAAAACTCAGGCTGACCGGTAACAGGGTTGATAGAGTTAAGTTCGCTACCAACAACATAGCGCTCTGGTTCAAGGCCCATGTCCCGCATTTCTTTGAATAACTTGGCCTTGAGCCGTGGGTTCAGGTCCAAAACCTGTGCAGGAATAACCGTTTCGCCCTCTGCGGCGTGGACCATGTACTCATCTTCGTACCGTCCATATTGGGCAAGCTTGTCTGCTACTTGTTTTACCCCAGCAATACCAGTTTCTGGAATGTGGCTATCATTTGTGGCTTCAGCCCACTCGCCTGTGGTCGCTGTAAGGAAAGAAGCAAGACCGCCCTCCGGAACCTCAAAAGGTTCGGGTTGTGTATAGTCTTGTGCTATTGCCGCCATGTGTCATACCTTTCGTGAAGAGCCTATTTAGGTAGTTGTTACGGTCACCGTACCAACTGCGCTAGAGGCCGCGACACCAGCGGGATGCGGCTTATGCGAAAGTGTTATTTTCAGGATCCCATCTTGCTGAAAAACAGCGCCAACTTCAAGCCCTGAGTCAGAAGTTGCTAAGTCAGTCAGGGTTAAATCAGTAGCGCGAAGATCTCCGGGGTTGTTCAACTGCTCTAAAAACACAGAAAACGACTGCACCACTGAGGCCATATACGATTGATCGTACATCTCCGGTGGCACCGGAAACTGTGGTCTGACAAGACGACGTGAACTCATTAACGTCTACCATCAGGTCTTATATCGAGACGTGGGCTACCCAAACGCCACTTGACACCCAGTTCATCACCATCAATACGCAAAGCCAAACTTCTACCACGTAACCGTATATGCGCTTGTTCAGTAAATTGTTCTACAGGGACAGTGGCACTTCGCACGATGTCACTAGTAGAGGTAGTGCTATATGCGGCACCGGGAAAATTTCTAGTTTTTACAACAAAATCAACAGAGGGCGACGTCGCTGTAGACCCATCAAACGTTATATCGGGCACCAATCTACGAATAAATGCAAAATTATCACCGTCACCTATGTCAATCTGGCTTGACTCAATAAAGCTGGTGATGGCTGAACTAGGTACGGTGCTACCATCATCAACATTAAACTCATGGTTGAAAACATAACGGTCGGTGCCCGTGGACCGTGGGTAACTATTAATGCCACGGTCTACCCATGCAGTGCGAGCTAATGTACCAAAGTACCAGATTTTTTCTTGATAGTTGTATATGACATATCGATCAATTTCATCTGAACTAGAGGACGGATAAAACCACCAAACCTCGTTATACGATGAATTCAAGGCCGCAAAAACTTTCTCTGCCTGAGCATCATTGAAATCATTAAAAACATACGATCGGACAGTGCACGGTAGTTTTTGAACTTGACCGCTGTACACATAAAAATCCTCAAGACCCATCCAAAAAACCGTATCGTCCACGGCTTTTGCGGCATTTGGTGCCATGATCGTAATGTTTTCAGAAATAAGATTTACGCCAAAGGTAAAGGGTGGGCCTAAAAACTGCATAGCGTATACCGCAGTATCGGTATACACCAAGATTTGTTGACGTGTCTCTACAGCAGTAATGATTTCGGATCCTGAACCTAACCTCAAATCACCCGCTGTGTTGGTGGCGGTAGATTGCCATACCGTCGGATCCTCTTGGTCACTAAACCTAATCAACATCGGGTCTTGCACACCAATATTATTTTGAGAATCACAACCAAACACAATGACGTGTCGGTCACGATCTGATACTAAAACACCCTTTGCAATTGTAGGTGTTGTGCTATCCGCACCAGCTCTATCTGACAAAGCCACCGCACGTTGATACGGCAAACTGCTTGTACTTTTATCCCAGTAAAAAATACCACCGTCACGAACGTTGATAATTAGATCTTCCCCAAAATTATCATGTGACCATAGTCGCAAAATGTCCGTGACCGCTGTCAGGGTAGCGGCACTGCCCCATGTGCCACGGCCCCATACGCCAGCGCCCCAACCAGAACCCGCAACAGAGGTGTCCAAGCCTACGTTTATTTGGTATTTGCCAACCACAGAAGAACCACCATTACCTGTATCACTGGAGTTCGCAGTAACAGTGGTGCCACTAGTATCCTTGGCTGTGATTGTAAAAGAGTTTGCACTAGGTATCGTAACTATTTGATATTCTTGATTTAAAACATCAGCTGTAATGTTGCCGCCCAAAGAGGTCGCACCACTAAAAGTCACAAAATCATTAGCCACAGCGCCATGGGCATTGTCTGTAACCGTGATAGTCGAACTGCCGTTTGTTGCGGCAAATGTAACATCACCCGCTGAAGTTGTTGAGCGTAAAGGGGTGATGTCATTATACCCACCACCCTCTTCAATGTAGTATTTAAGATGTGTGCCCACGCCCATAAAAGACGTGCCATCTAAAGCTTTAAAAGGTTTTAGTCCGCGAGCCGTGCCTAGAAATTGAGTATTAGATATTCGTTCCCATCCGCCAATACGCTCAGGAACACCCTGTCTAAAACGGATTTTATCGCAATTAAACCACCCACCTTCATTAGTGTATGACGTGGTGTCCCTGACAATGCCGGGCCTAAATTGCAATTTAGTCAAAGGCATGTGTAATTACTCAGGATAGTTGCCTGTGCGTATCATTGCACAAACTTCTTCTGCTCGCGAACCTACTTGTTTCGCCCATCTTGAGTCCATAAACTCATCAGCCGCTTTGTCGTAATCACCTACTGACATGGCTGTTAAGGCGTTTTTAAAGCCAAGTAATCGAGTCATCCCTAAGTTAAAACACAAATTGACAAGGGCGTCTTGTCGCACAGAGTCTATTTCAGAGAACCATGGAAAACTAATAAGTTCTTGCTTACAACGCTTTATGTCGTTTTCAAGTAAAAACTCAATTTCATCAATAGAAAGTCCAATACCACCATCTTCATCAATGTTACGCCCAACACCTACGGTAGTCATATTTGCTGTGCACTGATACGCGTGGGTTCTTACACCTTCATGACGTTTTAACTGTTCTATTAATTTGCTCATTTTGACCCCGACTTACTAGCACCAAAGTAAAAACTCACCACAGAAGACACGATGCCCCCGAGATAACCCAGCACCAAGTTAACGACATTGAGGTCGTTGTCATCAGCTGGCTGGACAGTGACAAGCAAAACATACCCGCCAAACAACAAGATAGATAAAAGCGCGATCGCTCTTGCGGTCCAATCTTCAGAAAAAGATTCTCTAGCATTTTGTATATCCTTTGTTTCTAAAGCAAATACATCAACCTCAAGCTCTTTCATCCTAACTTCAAAGTCAAGTTCAGCTTTTTTAATTTCAGCTAACTGCTCCGGTGTAGCTTGTGCCAAAGCCCTTTCAATTTTTTGCGGTACAGGGTCACAACCCAACACATCTGCGAGCATAGATGCCGCCGCGCCACCTACAGGTCCACCGAGAGCGGCACCTAGCGTCGGTGCCAGTGAACCTACTAACCCTTTTACTTTGTCAAAATTCATCGTAAATACTCCACAGCGCCCAAACACGCAATAATGAAAGGATACATGGCAAAGAGCATTCGTTCGATCCTATTAAAT